TACGTCGTGAAGTTGTTGTTGCTGATTTAATAACACTTGATGGTGATCCTCAAAGTTTAACTGGGCAAACTATATTCAAGTCAACTGATACTCGAACAAGTGCATCAGTATCTGAAGTTGAAATAATAAAGAGAGATGGAAAAAATTACTTTAAATTAGCATTATTTGTTGGATTTAGTGACCGTGATTTAATTGAAGGTGAATTTACGATACCAGGAAATACAAAAATTGTAAATCCAGTATCTATTGGTGCATCAATTATAGATGTTGACTCTACTGTTGGATTTGGAACTACTGGTACAGTTATAAGTGGTACAAATAATATTGATTATACATCAAAAACTATAAATCAATTCTTTGGGTGTTCAGGTGTAAACGCAAATATATCAACATCTGATAATCTTAGATCAAATGAAGTCATATTTGGATATGAGAATGGTGATTTAGATAAAAAAATTGAACTTAGAATCACTGGTGTTCTATCTCAATTAGTGCCAATAACAGATATTAATTTGATAAATGAAAATGAAAGATTATTTGTTAAGAACGTAGGTGAAAAAATAGAGAATGATGCTGATAATTATAAACAAATATTTGCAAATTCTTGGATATACAATACAAGTTCAAGATTTGAAGTTGAAATTGCAGGATCGACATTTAAATTAAAAACAAAAATTGATAAATCCTCACTTAAACTAGGTGATCGATTTGATATTCTAAAAAGAAATACTCAAACAAAAGAAGGAAGTGGAGTTGTTGCAAGTATTGACGTTGGTTTAAATCAAATTACTGCAAGTAATATCGCTGGATTTACTCAAATTTCTAATCAAGAATATGATATTCGCAGAATTGTAGAAAAAGTTTCAAGTACTGGTGCTGTTTTAACTGAAGGAAATGATAATATAATCGCTGACACTTTAAATGTGTACGTTGATGGTAATACTGACGGTTACGTTGCATCTAACTCATTACCAAGTTATGATATCACTACAAATATAATTGAAGAAACACTTACTGGAAGTACATCAGCAGGTTTAGACGGATTTAATGCACTTAACCAGAGATATAGTTTTATTAATTTTCCATTATCAAGAAGCATTAAATTTATTCAAGGTGATGAAATTGTATATCAACCAGATGGTGGCAGTTTTATTGGTTTAGATACAGGAAGAACCTATTTTGTTGACCCCGTAATTCCTTCTGATCCTAATCAAGACATTACAAAAATAAGAATATTTAATTCTAATGCACAGATTGGAACAGCAAATACAGTTCAAGTTGGACCTACTACATCTACAACTGATGTTCATAGGTTTGTTCTAAAGAGACATGCATCAAGAAAAATTGGTCCTGATAAGATTTTAAGAAAAATTCCTCTATCACAGAACTTATTTGTCGGTTCTAAGCATCAACCACCCACAAATGATATTGGTATTCTAATTGATGGTGTTCAATTACGTTCACCTATCTCAGATAATCAGATATTCTTTGGTCCATTACAGTCAGTTGAGTTATTAAATGCTGGTGATGGTTATGATATATTAAATCCACCTGTAATTGGTATTGAAACAAGTACAGGAACTGGATCTGCAGCAGAACCTATTATTGAAGGTAATGTTAAAGAAGTATTTGTTGATCCGCAACAATTTGATATTAATACAGTTCAGAGCATTTCACTGACTGGTGGTAATGGAAGTGGGTGTGTATTACAACCTGTTCTTGGAACACGTAATAGAAGTCTTGAATTTGATAGTAGAGATGTGTTCTTTAATGGTGGGGTAGATATTGTAAATGAAAGTATTACCTTTAAAACTGTTCATAATTTAGAAAATGGTCAATTAGTATTTTATAATGCAAATGGTAACACACCAATCGGCATCGGTTCAGCATATGACTTAACAAATACATTAACTGGCACACTTTCTGATGGCGACCCTTACTTCGTAAGAGTTGTTAATCCATCTACTATTCGTATATTCAATAGTAAAAATGATGCTCTTGCAGGAATTGCAGGTATAAACACTGTTGGACTATCAACAGATACCGCAGCAAGTGGTACTCATAAGTTTAGAACAGAAAATAGAAATACACTGATATCAGTTAAAGTTATCGAAAATGGTTCAGGTTACACACATCGTAAATTAAGAGTAAAACCATCAGGTATATCAACATCATTTAACACAGTTAACTTCAAGGGGCATGGATTCAATAGTGGTGAAATAGTTGAATACTCTGCAGAGACAACAGTAATACAGGGATTATCAACTAGTACATCATACATTATTAAGAAATTAACTGATGATGCATTTAAATTAGCAGATGCTGGTATAGGTGGTACATCTACTACAAATTATGACAGAGATAGTTTCGTTAATTTTGATTCAAGTGGTACTGGTTTCCAAATATTTAATTATCCAAAGATTAAAGTAAATGTAGATGTTTCATTTGGTTCTACAATTACTGGTGACTTAACAATTACTCCAGTAGTCACAGGTCAACTTAAAGGTGCTTATCTATATGAAGATGGAACTGATTATGGTTCATCCACTCTCGATAAAGAAGTTGTTCCTAAAGTAACTATTGAAAACGGAGAAAACGCAGAATTTAAACCAATTATAGTAAATGGAAAAATTATTGATTGTGCTGTTGTTAATAGAGGTAGAAAATATAATTCAACACCTGAAGTTAGAGTAACAGATACTGGTGCTGGAGCTGGTGCAGTTATTCGTCCTATCGTTGAGAATGGGCAGGTTGTAGACGCAGTAGTAATTAATACTGGTATTGGTTATAGTAGTATTTCAACAGAGGTTAGAGCATTCTCTAGAGGTGCTGGAGGATCATATCAAGCAAGAGTCAGAAATCTCACTCTTAATAATGCAGAAAGATTTGGTGATTCGTTCTTAGCAACAAAAGAAGACTCACTTAAGTTTGGTATTTTAGGATACTCACAAGACATTGCAGATACATTTGAGAATACCTTCACTACTAATTCTAACGGAGAATTTAATCAGATAACAGGTCACTCACCAATCATTGGTTGGGCATATGATGGCAACCCAATATATGGACCTTTTGGATATTCTGAAGCAGATAATATAAACTCAGCAATCAAAATAATTACATCATCATATAAAAAAGATATTAGTAAGTTAAAAAATAGACCAACTGGTTTTGCAGAAGGTTTCTTTGTTCAGGATCATTTCTTTGATGGTTCAGGAGACCTTGATATTCATAACGGTAGATTCTGTAAAACTCCAGAATTTCCAAATGGAATATATGCATACTTCTCAACAGTAGGTTTGGGAACTGCAACTAATAAATTAGAAGGTGTATATCCATACTTTATTGGTAATTCATACAGATCACCTTTAATTCAGGAGAATCTCACTCTTGATCAAGAGTTTAATTTTAATACATCAGGTTTAAGAAGAAATACTTATCCATATAATGTTGATGAAGAGTTTTCTGGTAATGATTTTATTATTGAATCATATGAAAAAATAAGGCAAATTACAAATATTGAATCTGTAACAACAGGATCTGTTGATAGTGTCACAATTCTGAACGGTGGATCTAATTACAAGGTTGGCGACTTTACCGTTTTTGATGACACTGGCACAAATGGTTCAGGTTTCCGTGCTCAAGTTGATGAACTTGTAGGTATCGGTGTTTCTCGTATTGATACTACAATCACAAGTTTTGAGAATGCAGTCTTTGAATGGAAGAGTCCAACTGAAGTTCAGGCAAATTTCCTACCTTTCATTGAATTAAATGATCAAGACCACGTACAAATTTCAGGTTTAAGTAGTTCAATTGTAAATTTAACCAATGATTTTAAAATTGGTATCAGCACAGATAATATTGGACTTGCTAAAACTATGGAAGTTGGAGATGCAAATGGCATCATCCAAGATATTTTTGTAACTGATATTCCAAATACAGTTGCGATTGGTGGTTCATTAAGAATTGGAACTGAGGTATTGAGGGTTCTAAACCTATTTGATTTACAAAAAATTATTAGAATAGAAAGACACGCAGGTATTGCTCACACATTTGGGTCAACTATTGATGTTCTTAACAATCGTATTTCTATACCAGTTAAAACTAAGAAGTTTAATTCTGAAGTAAACGATGTTATATTCTTTAATGGACCTCAGTCAGTTGGTGTTGGAACAACTGCTGGTAGTTCAATTGAAGTTGAACGTATAGTTGGTGGTATAAAAGAGCAACTATCAATACCGACAAGAACTATTCATATACCAAATCATCCATTTAAGACAGGTCAGGCAGTAAAATTAAACAAACGTAATGGTGCATTGCGATTTGATGTTGGTGCAACAGGTTTAGTTAACGAATTTAAGTTACCATTTGTTGGTCAAAATACAACAGAAGTCTTCATTATTAATAAAGGTGAGAATTATGTTGGACTAGTTACAACCAGAGCAAGTGTTGGTAGCACAAGTGAAGGATTATTCTTCTTCTCTAAAGGTTCTAATTCGGGAATATCATCAGGATTATATAACTTTGAAAGTCAAAATGATCAAGTCACTGGTGATATTGATAAAGTTGTCACTACAGTTTCGACAAATGTATCTGCTGCTGGAACAACTACTCATAATTTGAAAGAAGGTGATGTAATTAAATTAAATGTTGTACCTAATTTAACAGTTGGTATCAATACTATAACACCTATATCTGTAAATTATAATTCTGAATTTGAATTATTAATAATTAATCCACTATCATTTACCAGTTCTGATGTTGAAACTAATCAAATTGATATTATAGGACACGGATTTGAGACTGGAGATAAGGTATTCTACAGTGGTGGTGCAACAGGATTAAGTACAGGAACATATTTTGTTAATAAAGTAAGTGATAGACGTTTCCAACTATCAGAAACATTATCCGATGTTCGCTCAAACCCCGTTAAAACTGCATCTATAACTGCAAACACAGGTGGAGCAAATCAAAGTATTGCACCAATCAATCCTAGAATTGATGTTGTTAAAAACTCTAAGTTAACATTTGGTTTATCAACTACAACTTTAGCAGGATTTGACTTTAAGTTATTCTATGATCGTGAACTTACTAACGAATATTTAAGTTCACAAGATAATAGTTCATTCAACGTTGGAGTTGCTGGCACAATTGGTATTGGTACAAATAGTTCTGACCCTGTAGGAGCAGCATTAACAGTTCAATACTCAGCATCTTCACCAACAACTTTATATTATGGACTAACAAAGGGAGGATTTATAAGCACATCTGATACTGAAGTAACAGATTATTCAGAAATCAGATTTGTAGACAGTACATATAATGGTGAATATAAAATTAGTAATGTTACTGCAGAAAACTTTGATATATCACCAAGAGTACCTGAGTTCTTAACTTATAAAAATAGTGATTGTGAAAAATTAGAATATTCAACAAGGTCAACTAATGTTCACGGTGCGATAAAAGACTTCAAAATTATCTCACCTGGATTTAATTATAAAAAGTTACCACAATTTACTAAAGTAACAAGCACAAATGGTACAGACGCAAACATAATTGCTACATCTAAATCAATTGGTCGAATCAAAAAAATAAGAATAGTTGATTTTGGATATGAATATTCTTCTGATAAAACTTTAGGACCTGAAGCATTCGTATCTCCAGTTATTAATATTGATAATTTGGATATAATTGATGCAGTTGATATTAAGAGTGGTGGTGCAGATTACATCAGTTCTCCAAATCTTATTGTTTTCAACCCAATATCCAACACAATTGTTGATAATTTATCACTACAACCATTTACACCAAACCAAACTATTTCTAGAGTTGATGTATTATCTCCAGTAACAGGTTTAGATTCAGTTGTTCATAAGATTATTTCTATTGATAACTCCAATGGTGTTGGAATTAATTCAGTTCAAACTAGTTTATCTGGTGTTGTAACTTGTTTCCTTGAAACTCCAATTAATGGATTTAATATACAACCATTCGCCACAGGAGATGAAGTATTTGTAGAAGGTATACAAAGAGTTGGTGAGGCTGGAATTGGTGCAACACAGGGTGGTATATCAACCAACACTACTGTTGTTGGTGATGGATATAACTCAGAAAATTATAATTTCCAATTCTTTAAGGTAGATGATTATATTGCAGGTACACAAAGTGTATTGAAGTTTAGTTTAGCAGGAGTCACAACTAATCCTGGTATTGCAAAAACATTCCAATCTGGTTATGCCACACTTGTTAATAAGAAAAAATATCCTGTGATTGAACCAATTCAATCCAGAGGTGAATTTGAATTAAAAGAGAGATTAATTATTGGTAATGTTAAAACCGATTTAACTGTTGAAGAAGTAAGAAATGATTACGTTAAGATTGATGGTAAGTTCAAGATTAAAAAGGGTGATCGTATTAAAGGTGAATTAAGTAACGTATCAGCAGAAATAACAAATGTAGTCAAAAATCAAGCTAAGTTTAATGTTGATTTCTCAAATAGACAAGAGTATGGATGGTTAGATGATATTGGTAAGTTAAATGAGGATTATCAAGTAATTCCAGATAATGATTACTATCAAAATCTTTCATACACTGTTAAGAGTTCTATTGAGTGGGAGAAGTTTGTTAACCCTGTTAATAGATTAGTTCATCCATCAGGTCTTAAAAACTTTGCAGATACATCTGTAACATCTAATATCTCAGTTGGAGTTGGTGAAGTTCGTGAATCAAATCAAGTTGTTGTACTTGATGTAGGTAATGTTCTTGAGTTAGAGGACAAGCAAAGAGTAGATGCAATCAATAATTTTGACTTTGCAAGAGATTTTGACACTAGAGTTAATGGTTCTAAGTTCCTTACATTGAAAAATAGAACACTAACAGACTTTACAAGGTGTAAAACTAATAGAGTTTTAATTCACGATGATGTTAGTGATACATTCTCAAGTGAAGGATTTGAGAATACTAATACAGTTATTGAAGGATTGACTGAAGACTTTGGAAATTATCTTGTACAAATTGTTGACCCTGATACATTTGATAGTCAATTTACTGAATTAGTTACACTCGTAGATGAGAATAATGCTTATATTCTTGAAAAAACAACTGACTTTACTACAACTAAGTTGGGTGATTTTGATGCAGACATTCTTGCAACAGGAGATAAGAACTTAATCTTTACACCAGTAGAGAAATTTACAAAAGACCATGATATTAAAATATTAAAAATTGACTTCAATACAGACCTAGCAGGTATTAATACAAATGGCATTGGTAGTATTGACTTAACTGGTATCAATATTGGTATAGGTTCAACTTCAGTCGGATTTACTACATCAAGCATAGTAGATTTCCCTAAAACTGATTTCAATGCATTATATGCTAATATTTTTGTTCAGGACAGTGTAACTAAAGAAATCAATTACAATGAAGTGATAGTAGACTTTGATGGAACTGATATTACAATTGCAGAGTCTTATGTCGATACACGTTCTGGATTTAGTAGTAGTGTAGTTGGAGTTGTAACTGCAAGATTTGAGAATAATTTAATTAAATTACAAGTTGAAAATGATAGAGTCAATACTCTTGATGTAAGAGCAAACATCGTTGGATTAGGAACAACTACTTCTGGTATTGGAACATTTAGATTTAATGTTGCAGGTCAACCAGAGGGTGCTGAAAGAAGTGCAAGATTAGAATCTGGATATGTCACTGGAACTGCAAGTACAATAACTTATGCAACAATAAGTAAAGATGTTGATACAACTGTCAAATCATTAGTAAGAGTTTCTTGTGGAGAGACCTCTGCAGTTCATCAGATAGTTTCAATTCGTGATGTAGATGATATATTAACAGTTCAATATCCATTCGTATCTGCTGGTTCAACAACTGGTATTGGTACTTTTGGTGGTGAGGTAAGTGGTAATAACATAAATCTAAGATTCTATCCAGATGCCGAGTTCCAGTCACTGATAGAAGTTCAATCATACAATCAAATCTTATATACTGCTAGTGATTTTGCAAATACACCACCCGATTTGACATATGGAACAGTATCACAAAAACTATTACTTTCAACTTATGATGGTGCTGCAGGAAAGAGAGCTAACAAGTTAGACTTTGACTTGAAGCATAAAGAAATTCCAATTTATTCTAAGACATTCAATCCTACAAATACTGGTATATTAAGCACAACAACAGGTATATTCACAATACCAAGTCACTTCTTTAACACAAATGAAGAATTAACTTACACACCAACGTCTACCTTTATTGGTATTGGAGCATCTGCTGTTTCAATTGGTGCAACTGCAAATACAGCTGGTGTTGTAACAACAATATTACCAAGCACAGTATTTGCAAAAGTTCTTGACGAGAACAGATTCCAGTTATTCACAAGACCAGAATATGTATCATCTGGTGTTGCGGTCACATTTACAGGAACTGGAGCAGGTAATGTTCATAAGTTGTCAATGACAAAACAACTAACCAAAACAATTATTGGTTTAGATGGTGTTGTACAGCAACCAATTAACTTTACTTCAATTACACATACACTTGATTCTAATATTGGAATAGGATTATCTCAATTTGTTCTTAGTGGTATTAGTTCAGTTCAACCAAGAGACTTCCTAAAAATCAATGATGAATATATTAAAGTTACTGAAGTTGGTTTCTCAAGCACCCCAACTGGCATTATTAATGATTCTACCGATGTATCACTAGGTATTGCTACTCTACCAGTCGTTAAGGTCGAAAGAGGGCAATTGGGTATTGCAGCGACAAGTCACTCTGCAAACGATTTAGCGAGGGTACACAGAGGAGCATTTAATATTGTCGATAGTACAGTCTTCTTTGCAGAACCACCTAAAGGAAATAATAGATCAAGAAGAGATGAAACAAACTTACCATTTGTCAAAGCGAACTTTAGTGGAAGAACATTCTTAAGAAGTGATTACACAACTAATATGATATTTGATGATGTCTCAGATACGTTTACAGGTATTGGTAAGACATATTCATTAACTGTTGGTGGTGCGAATACTTCTTCAGGTATTGGTTTAGGCAATGGTGTATTATTCATCAATGGAATATTCCAAACTCCTAAGACTGTTAATAACACTGGTAATAATTATGAGTTTATTGCTGATACAACTGCTGGAATTTCAACAGTTGAGTTTACTGGAATTACATCTACTAACGGAGACTTTATTGTATCTGAGTTTGATATTAATCAGAACCAAGTACCAAGAGGTGGACTAATTGTTTCATTAGGTTCAACACCTGGTACTGGATATGCTCCATTACAAGGTGCAAAGGTATTAGCAAGAAAGAATGCTGCTGGTGGATTAACAAGTATTGTTGGTATTGGTACATCATCAGGATTTAATCTTGGAGTTAGTACTGCTGTTTACGATAACGTATCTGGTATCATAACAGTTACAACTAATAAGGTTCACGGATTTGCATTAGAAAGACCTAACCAAGTTAAATTAAAAGATTTAGAATTTACTTGCCCCGCTGGTTCTGGTATAACGACTACATTCTTCCAAGACCACGAAAGAGGATTGTTTGTAGTTGGTATTGTATCTGATAGATCATTTGAAGTTCAAGCAGGAGCAAGCACCATACCACATTCATATCTTCGTGGTGGTAATGCATTTGAGTTCTTTGAGGACTTAACATTTGGTTCTGGATATCGTGGTGGTTCAGTTGCAATTGGTGTTACCGACCAAGCATATGTCCATAGATTTGTAAGTGCTGGTATTGGTTCAATCCGTAAGGGTAGTTTTGCTGCCTCTAGTGCGAATTCATTTACTGCAACAAACGCTGTTTATACATCACATACTGGTACACTTGTTCTTACAATCAAGGATCATGGATTAACTACAAGTGATACTGTGGGTATTGATACTGGTGGATTATTATTTAAGTGCTCTAAAGACAATTTCTTCT